GCCCTTCTTGATCGCCCCAAGAAGAACATTCAGTCGCGTGCAAGAAGTTGTAGGCGCGGCTGCGGCCAAGACCAGAGTTCTTCTTCGTGCCAGCCACAAGGTAGTCGATAGAAGAACCGTTCGCGAGAACAAGACCGTTCTTGTTGTGACTGATAACCGGAACACTGAACTGCTTCGGCAAGCTGCCCATCATACGCGTGAAGAGCAATCTTCCCTTGTCGCGGTTGCCTTCAGTGTCGTAAACAATCGCGCCCTGCAAACCCTTAAAGTAGCTGATCCAGAAAAGATCCAGCGCAAAGCTAACCGTCGTGATGCCAAGCTGCCGCGCCTTCAGCACAACAAACCAGTGGATATCTTCGCCAAGCCCGGAGAAAACTTCTTCCAGAAAACGCTTCTGCGCAAAGAAAGGCTCAAAGTCCGTGTTCGGGCCGTAGTCCTTTGAGTCGATCTTTACGTAGGCGAGGAAGGCGTAGAAAGCCTCTTTGAACTCTTCTACGTTTTCTGGGTTGAAAGTTTCTTCGGTCATTGCGCGTCCTTTCCGTAGATGCTTTCGTAGAGCTGCCGCGCAAGCTCGCCAGTGCCGAAGGTTGCCGCAATGCCAGGCGTGCGCTGGCGAATCTTTGCCGCAGCAGGATTCACCACAACGTAGTTGGGCGACTCAGAACTACCGCCATATTTGATCAAATCAATTCCCGCATCACGAAGACGCTGAACAGTTTTGGGGCTGGCACGATAATCTTCAATATACTCACCAGCTTTATCTGTATTAGTAGATTGACGCACATGTTTGTTTGGCACATCAATACGGTTTTGAAGCAAGTAGCTTGTGTGCTCATCCAGTCCTGGAAGTCTTGCCGCAATTTTGGGATTTTTATTCCAGCGCTTAGCTTCAGCGTCAACACGACGAAGCAATTCTTGCTGCTGTTTATTCCAATCGGGTTTTAGCTGTTGTAGCCAAGATCCTTGTTCGGCAGTATTAAAATCCGCCCATCTTTTTCCCAAAGCAGGTCCATACGCTCGATCAAAAGTTTCACCAAATTTTGCACGTTCTGCCTCAACGATTTTATCGTAAAAATGTTTATGAAGTAAATTGCGGGTTTCCTGCTGACCCCAAGATTCAACAGATGTTGGAACAATATCTTTACGCGCTTGACTACTAGATCTCGCAAGCGCCGCCTGTACTTCCGGCAGCTGCTCGCTAAGTGGCTTATCAAAAAGCACTGTGCGCGTAGGATCTTCTGCGATTGTGCCGCGGTAGCTGTAGGGGCCTCGTTCAACTTTGTATTTTGAAAACGAAGTACCTGAGTTTACAAAACGCTCTAACCATGAACGAGCTTCAGCTAAATTTTCTGCGGCCGCTTGTTTTAATAACGGCGGTAAATTTTCAGGAACAGTAGCTTTTTGCGCAAACGCAAGAAGCTCTTTACCGTCGCTAAGATCTACTTTGCTTGCCATTTGCGTTCGAACAAGATTCGGCATCAAACCAAAATCTTTTTCTAATTGTCTTAGATCATAAGCTGCCGTGCCAGCATCGCTATTAGCAAACTTCTTCATATAGTACCGATGCGTTGGCTCTGCCGTGCTCACATATGCTGCGCCCGGCCCATAACGAGTAGCGCCTTCACCCTTCAGCAAATGCGACTCGTCGAACTTGCCGTAAGGATTGGTCTCATCTGCGTTGCTGAACTTGTGCGGGGAGGCATGCTGAAATTCTACTTCTTGCGCTGCGGGCGTTTTTGCTTCTGCATAGCTTCTTGGGGGCGGCCGCACAGCCTTTCGCATACTCGCAGCAACAACACGCGAGGGCTGTGCGCCCATCGGGCTTGTCATTCCGAGCTTATCGAAAAGATCCAGGCTTGCTGCTTGAATACGATCGTATTGATCTTGCGTAAGCGGCGCCTGTCCAGGCTGCCAGCCGCGCACTAGCGGCTTGAAAGCTTTCTGTAAATCTTCGTCGAACGAGCTTACACGCTGCTCGCCGAGACTCTGCGTGCCGATCGGCGCGTTTTTAATCTGCTCTAACGTCGCGGCGCTTGGCCCGGTTGAGGTCAAGCCAAGTGAATCCGTCAGTCCCTTGAGCCAAGACATGCGCTTTCCAATCGAAGGCTTCCAACTTTAACGGAAGCGAGTTCACTCGAAGATTGCTCTTCCGAAAATCCAGCCGATCCCGGTTGATAAAATCAACTCGGCTTCCAACCGGCAGATCTAAAAGATACTGCCCGAACGAAATGTGGTATTCTTTCCAGCGAGTCACGCACCGCAGAAAGATATACGGATACCGGCGATATTCTCCCCGGTATCTTTTGTTCCGCATGACAACGCACCAAGAGGGTAAGAGGACGCGCGGGGCGTCCTCCTCGTCGATAATTACTTCAGTGAATTTACGGACCCGATATAAAGTCCATGGCCGCTCAGCTATTTGCATTTTACCAAGTATAATACTGCGTGTTAGTGCTGGCGTAAAAAGCAGCCGATGCGCCAGCTACAACAGTAATTGCAGTATCGACACCAACAGCGTTAATCTGCCCACCTGAAGGCGGATATACGTTTAAAGTATTTGCCCCACGATTAAATACAACAACAGGCAACCCGATTACAGTTTGTGCGCCAGCAGTTGGTAACCGTACACCTGTTCCAGCAGCAACTGTCACAACTTCATTAAAAACCCCAACAAGATTTGTCGCTGTTGCAGGTGTTGCGCCTGCGGCTACAATTCCATTTTGCGGGCTAACGCGAAAAACTCCGCTTGATAATAGCATCGGAATTAAAATATTCCAATGAGCGGTATCGTTATTTGCTTGTAAAGACCAGACCTGCCTCAAAACGCCAGCAGCAGTTGTTGAATGGAATTCGTGAAAATCCCCATTCATATACATACGCAGCGCATCGCCATCAAGGTCTGTCCAACCGTAGCAAGCACGCAGATTATATACCGGGTCATTTGGATTGTTCAGCAAAAAGCCTTGCTGCAATCTACCTGTTACCCCTAACTTTTCAAACCAATTACCGTACTGATTTGGGCTATATCCTCCGGATGAAAATGGCTGTGTTGTATACGCAGTTCCCATAATCACATTGTTTGAGATTGTAGCTGAGTTTGTTTCGCAGCGAATTACGCTAACGTTGGGAGCTGCCGTGTTTGGATTGCTGATAGTGTTGCCAGTAATTACAATACCTGAAGCAACCCCACCATTAAAAACATAATTTGTAATAACTTCAGCTGACCCTAAAATATCCTGAAACGTATTACCTACAACAGTTGCCCCTCGCACATCTCCACGCAGAACAAGAAACGCGTTTTTAAAATAATTTGCTTCAATCGTAACGCCAGAGATATACGCACCAGCACGCAAGGGTTCAATCTGTGAAGGCTCAGCAGCTGCACCAGTTCCAATTAAAATATTATTACTCATCGTAAAACCGCTAGCGCTATATCCTGTGCTTGGCGGAACAGTCGGATCAGGGTTGAAGTTAACCATTTGAGCGGTTGCGTTGGCTTCTAAATAGTTTCCAAGCACCCGCGCATTTGAGGGGCCATCCCAATGGTCAGCACCACAATTAGTAAAATTTAACATGCGGTTATTAGCGACAAGAGTATCGTCGCAGCCAAGCAAAGCGGTCTGGCTTGCGCCGCCAATAAACGTGCAATTTTCAACACGAACAGTCCGCACTTTTCGCAGATGAATAATATGCGCAGTGCCTGGGCTGTAAATCGCTGAATAATCAACAGTCAAATTATCAAACGTAATATCTGTATCTGCAATCGTCGCAGAATTAAAGTTGGTATTTTTTAAAAACGGATATTGAGTCGCACTCCAGGCACTAGTCGGCAGCGCTACAAATTTGCCGCCGCCAGTCATGCGAGTCTTCGACTTAACTGTAAACGTTTGGCTAAAAGGGCAAACTAAACTTGCAGCAATAAAAACTGTTCCGCCTGTGCTTGGCACCGCATTTAACGCAGCTTGAATTCCAGCGGAATCATCTACAACTCCGTTGCCGACAACTCCATAATTACGAACGTCAATAACAGGATTTTGCACTGTTCCATTTGAGCGCAGCGCAACGTAAAAGCCGTCCTGCGCCGGAACCATCGTAGAATACGTGATTGAAGTACTCATCAGGACACCATACTATTTGCGGCCACTTCGGCTGCGCTAAAACTAAAAAGCAATCAGCTATAGCCGCGCTAAGTAATTTCCCAACGCGGCTATTGCTGCGCGCGTTTACGCAATACTCAGCGTTCCAGAAGAATTCCAAACCGTACCAGCAGCAAGACCAGCAGAGCTGGTCGGAAGATTCTGCAGCTTAACCGTGCCGGAAGTTGTCAGACCAGTAATCGTAATGCTGACTGATACCGGCTCCGCGCCGCCATATTGAGACACCGCCGCGCACAGCGCGGAAAGAATCTGCTCGGTAGACCAACCAGTAGAGCTTGTCAAGGCTACAGGCACCATTCCAGTAATTGTTACGCTCATTACTTCTTCACCTTCTTCTTCGCGGCGGGCTTCATCTTGCCAGCCTTCTGCGCGACCTTCGTAGCGATAGCATACGAAGCTTCTTCCGGCATACCCTTCGCCTTCATCTTCTTTGCGAGCTTCTCAACGATCTTAGGCATCAGTATTTTCCTTCGCAAGATATTCAGCTTCACGCATGACGCGAGTGCCGTCAGGCGGAACCCACTGGGTTTCACCATCCCACAGACAGATGTTCACTACGGTCCCCGCAGGAATCACCACCTCTCGCAGACCAAGCTGCGGATCAAACTCCTGCCGTGTTTCGTCAGCAAGAGAAATAATAACCCAACGATCTACTTCAGCCATCTTTAGTACTCCACAATAATTACAATGCCCGGGGCGCCTGCACCCCCAGAACCGCCAATTCCACCAGCAGACGCTCCACCACCTCCGCCGCCACCACCAGCTAGACCGCCCGCCCCACCAGTAGCACCATTCGCAAAACTCAAACCAGAAGCGCCGCCTGAACCACCAACCCCGCCAGTAGGAATAATACCTGCAATACCGGCTGCGCCAGAAACAAAACTAGGTCCTGGATTTGTATAATTAGCCCCACCAGACGGAGAGCCGCCGCCGCTGACGTTTGCAACAACTCCAACGCCCGAGCCGCCTCCGGTTGCACCTCTTGCAGCTACGCCACCAGTAAATCCTACACCAGCCGCGGAACAACCGCCGCCGCCGCTACCTTGAATTAAGTAGCTTGTTGCGACGCCTGCCGCCCCAAAACCACCGGCGGAGCCAAATGCATTATTGCTGCTACCGCCTGCTGCATTTGAGCCTACACCACCAACAGAAAGCAAACCGCCACCACCGCCACCACCAGTTGCCGTAGCAGAAGCACCGCCGGCACCGCCGCCACCACCGTTGACCGTGACGGTTCTTGATAATCCTGTCATGGCAAACGACGACGCGTTGCCCGCTGTTCCAACCGTTCCGGCTGCGCCGCCAGTACCGGCAGCTCCAACCGTAATTGTTCCAACGCCTGACAAAATTGCTGCGTCTATTGGGCCAATAAGAATAACTGCTCCGCCGCCGCCCCCACCTCCGCCAGAACCAGTTTGCAAAGGAGTGGCGGAAAAACCGCCACCGCCGCCACCGCCACCTGCAACAACAAACACAAATACAGTTTTTGTATTTGGATTTTTAGTCCAAGAGCCGTTGGCCTCAAACGTCGTAGTGATTGGCGCAATAGCCAGCGCGCCGCCCGCCGTCGAGACTGTCTTTAGTGCCACGGATTAAACTCCAACACCAGGAGTAATATAAATCTGCGCGTTGCCTGCGGCAGTGATTCCGGTAAACCAAGCGTTCGGAAGAATCGTCAAGATCTCATCCGTGCCTGGAAGCAGCGGAAGCGCCTTGCCACTGCTCGTCACAACTGTCGCGGCTGCGGTTGCTTCTGCGGCAGTCGGACCAAAGCCCAAAAACACAAGGTTCACACCTGCGTTGATAACGCGATACCGCTGCGCGCTTGTGCCCGTGCCGGGAGCCTGCACCGCTGTCGGTGCGGCTGTCGCGGCTAGAAACGTAACCGTATTGCCTTGAGGGACAAATGCATGGATGCTCATCTTACCACTCCACCACGATTACAATGCCCTGTGCGCCAGCGCCGCCTACGCCACCAACAAAGCTGCTGGTGCTATTGCCCGCACCACCGCCGCCTCCACCAGCGCCATAATTGCCACCAGCCCCACCTGCACCACCGTTGCCAGTAGAGCCTGCACCACCACCTCCGCCACCTTGCGCACCCGCCGTTGGCCCGGCGATGAGAACCGGCGAAGGTGTGGCGCCCGCTGCTCCCGCAGAGTTTACCGCGCCACCCGCAGGAAATACCACGTTACCATTTACGAGTGATGTGCCGCCACTTTGCCCGACTTGCGCGGTTCCGGCGCCGTTAAATCCTCCACCACTTCCGCCCCCAGCGGGGCTTTGAATGACACTTCCGCCCAAAGTGGAAACACCAAGCGCCGTTGTTCCCCCTCCACCAGCGGCAACAAATAAAGTACCACTTGCGCCGCCACCAGAACCAAACCCCCCGGAAGGTGCAAAACTCATGCCCGCTCCGCCAGCGACGTTGGTGCCAGAACCGGCTTGGAAGTTATAACCGGCACCACCGCCTCCGCCCCCGCTCGCAGTTATGGCAACACCCGGAGCGCCGCCACCACCTCCGCCCCCGTAGGCTTTCGTGCCAAACGACGATATACCCCCTAATCCACCTTGACCTGAAATAGTGCCACCTGCCGGCGTGACCCCGCTAGCTCCTGCCGCGCCGCCCACTCCGACTACAATTGTCTCAGTAGCGCCAATATCCGCGGCTCGAAACGTAGTGGCTATCCATCCCCCTCCACCGCCACCACCGCCACCCGAGCCGCCACCTACCGCCGCGTAGGTGCCGCCAAATCCACCACCACCGCCGCCGCCTACGACGAGCACTTGCACAACTTGTGTTGATGCTCGCTTAACCCAAGTAGCAGAACCAACAGCACTAAAAATTGTCACAAGCGGCTGCGTTGTAATACCCAGCGTTGTAGGCGTTGCAACAGGCAGCACACCAATCGGAATTGTAACGCTTGTGGGCTCCGCCCCGCCTGCGCGAGAAACCGCGCTAGTAATAGTAGCGAGCACTTGCTCCGGGTCCCAGCCTGAATCAGACGGCAAGATAACCGAATTCATTCCAGTAATTGTAGTAGCGGGCATGATTACCTCGTATCCCCTCGGTTTGCCTTAACAGCGCGAACCCTTAAATTGCCATGACCATTGCTGCCGCCTTTGCGCAGCGGCTTCTTATGGTCGATATCTTTTCCAGCAAGCGCGGCCTTGCCGTGAGTCTTTTCCATAGCCCGCCGCGCCCGCTTGCGAGCAGCATTGTTCGCCATCTGATCTGGGCGAGTTTGGTATTCGCGCCAATGCTTGTCTCGTTCAGCTTTCGTGCGGCTTGGCATAAAAAGATTCCTATAGCACGCGATCCGCGTAACCGTAAGAATAGCCAGCCGCACCAGCAAGAAAGCTCTACGCGACGACAAGCAGGCTTTTAACTGGCGAGCCTGCTACTTCCAGTCGCGCCCAACGGGGAAGAATAATACAGCCGTTAGAAGCGCTGCTATTACCCTTTGAGTTATCGCCGTGGATTAGAAATCCGCTGCGGCCAAAGAGCGAGCCCTTCTGCATTTGCAAGCGCATAGTAACAGGGCCCGCCTTCGGATGTGTGAAGGCTGGGCCGATCTGCCAGAGGCCCTTCGGGATTGGGCCAACATCAGGCGTGGCTTCAAGCTCTGGGTTGTTCACGCCTGCGCCGTGGCCAGCGTATCCCAGCACCAGGCGCTCGCCGCTTGGGCGGTAGAACGCGCCGGAGCGCTGCTCGTATTTCCACATCAGGACTTTTCCTCGATTGTGCTGCGCGCGATCCCGCGGAGCTTTTCATACGTGCGCAAGCCGGCTACGCCTAGAAGGCCCATGAGCAATTCAAGCGGCTGCGCTGGCATGGGCTGGAGCTGCTGGTGGAAAGCTGCCGCAACCAGCAACGCAATAGGCTGCCCAACCCACAGCCAAGCGCACGCGCCGACAAAGACCCAGCCTGCGGCCGGGCGCCAGCCGGAAACAAAAAATGCTTGCTTCATGCGAAAGCCTCTTCCCAAGTTCCTTGCGTTGCCGCGCGAGAGTATTCCGTCGAGCGCGCCTCAAAGAAGTTTGCGTGCTCCACCGCATTCGTCATGGAGTCAATCCACGGAAGCGGATTAGCCATCTCACCATACAGCGGGGAGATGCCCAGCTGCATCAGCCTACGATCCGCAATGAACCGAATATACTGCTTGACTTCGGCTGCGGTCAGCCCTTGCACGTCGCCTGCTTCAAACGCTAGATTGATAAAAGCGTCTTCGTGCTCAACGATCGTCTTGCAGATCTCTATAAGGTCCTGCTCTAGGGCTGCGCGGTCAATGTTGGGAGTTTCCGCCAAGAACGTATGGTAGAGCTTGATGATGTTCGCGCAATGGAGCGATTCATCGCGGACGGACCAGGATACGATCTGGCCCATGCCTTTCATCTTTCCGAAGCGCGGGAAGTTTAGCAGGATCGCAAAGCTTGCGAAGAGCTGTAGCCCTTCGGTGAAGGCGCCGAACGCGGCCAGCGTCTTGGCGATCTCATGCGGCGAGTCCACACTAAAGCTTTGCATGTAATCGTATTTGTCCTTCATCGCTTTGTACTGAAGAAATGCGGAGTATTCTACTTCCGGCATTCCAATCGTATCGAGAAGATGAGAGTATGCTGCAACGTGCACCGTCTCCATGTTGCTAAACGCGGTCAGCATCATCGAGATTTCTGTCGGCTTAAACACGCTAGCGTAGTGCTTGTTGTAGCAGTTCCCGACTTCAACATCGGCCTGCGTAAAGAACCGGAAGATCTGCGTCAGGAGATTCTTCTCCACACCGCTAAGCTTGTTCTGCCAGTCCGCCACGTCATCGCCGAGCGGAACCTCTTCCGGCAGCCAGTGCACGCGCTGCTGCATAAGCCAGGCGTCGTACGCCCACGGATACTCAAACGGCTTGTAGA